CTTCGGATGACCTCCGGAGAGGCCACGATATGGACAATTGATTTCGTTCTTACGTTCACTGGGAACGCCCATATCTGGTTTATACTCTGTCGAGTCTAGAAGCCGCTGGCACCGTAAGTGCCCGGTGGCTCCGTCAGCCTAAGTTGACCCGAGAAGGGTCCAGGTTTTGGTCAATATGCCTAAGAAATGACACATGCAAAGTACCAGGGCTACCCCCCGAATGAGGGTCGATAAACTATGTTTTATCTTTTGCCGCGCGGGAGCTGCGCTGAGTGCCACTCAGCAGGTGTCTGAGCAACAACTCACCTACGGGGAAGTGGGCCCCCCCCCTATCAAGGCGGCCCCCCAGCGAGGGTCGATACCGACCAAGCTGGAGTACCACGACCTCGACCAGTTTGCGTGGCTGGGAGATGTATGGTTGACCATGTGTTTGCGGCTCACTTGCGTGACCCGCCACTCGGTGGTCGACCAACGGTGGTGCGAGACTATCCTGTCCAACGCCAACCTGAGGCGGTTTTTGACCGATGATGGTTGGATTGTCCCGGACAGCTTGTCTGACCATGGTGCAGGGCAGTCGGCGGAGTTCCTCTTTTGCAGGGACAGTGACTTCCGACGGCGGTTCTGCACAGCGCATGGTCTGGTGGAGGCCCATACTGGTCTTGCTGACCTCACCCCATACGGGGCGGAGGCTGGGCGTGACGTGGACCAGTGTTGGCGGCGCCTGTTTCGTGGGCCTGTGACTGGGCACTACTCCTTCCCCTTGGAGAAGTGGATGTCCCGGGCTCAGCTGGAGGAGGTAGCTGGCCAAAACGCCCTTTCCTCCGGGTCATTTGGCCTGGAGGTTGATGGCACAAACTGGCATCTGGTGGATGGCAGTATGAGTGCTCGGGAAGTCTTGGCTTCCCTGACAAAGCGTGCACGCCTTGGGGGGCGAGAGTCTGATGCGGATTCCCATCCGTTCAAGCCTTTTTCCTCGTTCCCCGCAGGCCTGCCCACGCCCCCTAACTCTCGGGAGGGTACCCCTCCATCGCAGGCAGAACCGGCCTCTGATGTCCCCCCTGAGGTCCCTGTTGCCAGTCTGCCGGGACCTGAGCCTGTACGGCCCGGGCCGCTGGCAGGGTGCGCTCCTTCAACACAGGAGAATCTGTGTTGGTCTGAGCTATTCCCTGAGTGTGAGGGGGAGTACATGACCCTGAAGGAACTGCGTCGTCTCCTAACTGCCAGGTTCAAGGCACTGAAGGAGACGGACAACAAGCTGGCATGGTCGTTCGTGGAGTTGTGGTCACCGGAGGACCTTGGAGGGGGTGATGTGTGGCATGTGGCCAAGCCAGACTTTAAGGCACGTTCCGATCGGCACGTGCCTCTGGTCAAGGCCATAAACCGGATCACCCTGTTTGGGAAGGCTGGAGGTGACCTGTCAGCACGTGTGGGCCTCACGGTCGCAGTGGTGCTGGGGACAGTTGGGGATGTTGAACCCACGCTTGACGTGGTGGCTGCCAACCATTTTGCAGCCAAGACACAGGAGGTGGACCCTACACCAGTTCACCAACAATTTTCTTTTGTCGAGAGGGGAGCAGGGTGGTGTGCCTCCGACTTTCTTCGCATCTGCCCGGAGTTCGCCCGGGCGATGGACGATAAGCACCAAGCGAAGAAGGGGGAGCTGACGGTTTCCACTCCCTTGTGGAACCTGGTGTGTGAAGCCTGGGGTGGGGAACCTATCGCCGTTGTGCAGGAAGGTAATCCTGTACCCGGTGCCTTCCCCCAGGAGGGTGATGGGGTGTGGAATTGCGTGCCCGCCAGGCCGGTCGGCGAGCATGAGCGTGTGATGCCGGAGGACTTTGTGTTGGTCACCCACCCAGACCATATTGATCGTTATGCCCACATGGGGTGGGAAGCGCGGTCAGTGGGGGTTGACTCAAAGTCATTTATCAAGCTGGGTCAGGACATCTTGGAGCATCGGGTTTACGGTCTGCGTCATGTGAAGCAGATGCAGCGTGAACTGCTCCAGGCTGTCAAGTGCACCCTACCCATTGTGGAGCAGGCAGACTTGGTGTACCTGGTTTCAGGCACCACCTACCACTACTTCATAGGCTCGTTGTTTCCGGACAAACAAGTCTTTGAGGTGTGCCCTGTCCCACGGGAGGACAACGGAACCTGCCCAGAGTTCTACCTTGGCCATTATGCCAAGATGTTCTCTGAGGACCCGAGGTTCGGCTTTGAGGTAGGTCGCCTGTACAATCAGGTTCTCACGACCCCGACCTACCTCAATGAGCTTGAGTGGAGCGGCACCTACCGGTACCGTGAGCCCCCCAAGTTCAATTCGGTAATGCCTTGGGCAGCCGAACGGTGGAAGTTGTCTTCGCCCAACATCGGTTTCAAGCCATACACCGATTTCGTGGCGAAGAAGGTTTTCAGAGAACGCCCCCGGATTAAGGCGTATTTGTCGTTTGGGTCTTGTGAGACCCTAACCGATGCCACCCGGGAGGCGATCGAGTGGTTGCGGTCCCTTCCTGTGGACTGGACTGTAGACCAGCGGTGGCTTCGTGTGCTCGAAGGCACAGTTGTTGAGGAAGCCCCCTTTTTCTGCCATGCCACAGGGCTGGCAGAATTCGATTGGGTGGTGCACCATGGTGGGTCGGGTGTGACCAACACCTGTCTCGCGGTTGGTGTGCCCCAAACCATCCTTCCCCAGATTGGAGATCAGTTCATCTGGGAGGAATCTTTGCGGGCACATTGTGTGCCCCCTTTGTTGCCAGAGGGCAAACTGCGGGCCCTGTTGTTCGAGGACAGGTTCCCGCCCCAAGTGGCTCCTGTTCCCCCGGACATACTGGGGTCCTTCACGGACTTCTGTGTTGAGCAGGGTGTGACCTTCCATGTTCCGTGGTGGCTTTCGTTGAAGTGCTGCCACGACTGGAATGAGTACGGGTACAAGGATCTTGACCTTGTTGTGGGTGAGTTGGGCCCATACTGGATCACCCTGTACGACACCCGCATGCAGCGTGAAGGAGTCCCTGGTCCCCTGGAGCTAAAGTGGGTGCACAAGGAGCACGTGGCGGTGGGCCCCCCAATTGTGGGTTGGAGGGGTGTCCCCATCACGGCAACGTACCCCGAGCATGCTCATGGGTGGTTTGGCTGGTTCCGTGAAGTCGAGGGTTTGCGTACCGACTTCCAGATGCCAGAGGGGTGGGCTGAGTGGTTCATTGCACAATGTCGCACGGGCAAACATATTGCCAATCCCACACGGTCTCAACGGCCGGCTGTGGGCTCGTGCCACTTGTGCAAACGAGAGAGAGAACTTACCACAGGGGTCTGTGGTAGGTGCATGGGTGAGGAGATCAGGTCGGCTGCCCTGGAGGGCCTACCCCCCCGTTTCCTCTTCAGTACGAAGTGGACCGGGAATAGACCTAAAGGCCGCCTGAAGTGTGTGACCCAGGGCAGAACGTCTGGTTTCGCAGTTCGTTCGACCAGGCGGTACTTCCAGCTCGATAGTCGGGCTGTGGAAGCGGGCGAGTGTCGGGCAGTCGCCCGAGCCTTGCTTGATCGTGTCAGGGATTGGGATGACCTGACATGGGTTGAGGCGTATTGGCATTATACGCACTCGGCCCCCCCCCATTACACATTCCGAACCCGGGTGTCGTGGGCTATTGAGCAGATGAAGAACCTCCATGAGGGAGTGTCCGTTGCTGGCTTGGCAAGTGACGTGGTGTCTGCTTTGGGTTCGGTACTCTCCCTAGGTTCTGCGGGAGCGATCATTCGGCGCGTGGTCGGCAGGAATGCCCTCACCACTCAAGGCCGGTCTGTCATGTGGGCAAAGTGGCACGTGGTGATCGACGCCTTACGGCATTTCGACACCATGGGGAAGGAGTTCGGCATAAATCTGTTCCCCGACCTAGCCTTGTCCACTTTCCCTGTTTTGCCCGAGGCAGCTGCCACGGCTTTTGTGTCTTACAAGGGCCTGGTGGCCAATCCGTTGCGAAATAGGGTCGCCAGCAGCCGCTGGTTGGAGGCACTCCAACCAGAAGGCTCCCCCCTGAAAGTGCACCTCTTTTCCATCAAACTCCCAGCCTTGGGGCCCCGTTTTGGGGTCTTCCATGCGGTTGTCGAGTGGGATGGTAAGTTTTGGGAGCTCCAGCAGGTCGCTGGTGAGCGTACGCTCATCAACGTCACTCGCTGGGCTCCTGAGGCCTCTCCCGATCGCCCCCTTGTCAAGTCTATTGTAGTGACCCAGCCAGTCACAGAACACCTGTCTGAGAACCTGATCAGACGGGAGTTCAGTGGTCTTGACTACAAGATTCTGGGCGATAATTGTCTTGCCTTCGCCAATTTCATGTGCTTCAGCTTGACTGGGCACGTGATTCCTTGGCGACATTTTGGGGCTTTTGGGGCGCCCCTACCTCTCGGTGTGGGTGACGCCGCCAGGGAATGGGTTGGTAGCCATTTCTGGCGGTCACCAGGTGAGGAGCGATTATCCGTGTCGCAGGTTGCGCGCCGCTTCCGGCCATGGGATCTTAATGGTCGCATAACCGAAGCTGCCGCCGACCCTTTCTGGGTTGGGCCCCGCCGTCTCGTTCGAGACTACGGTTTGGCTGCCCTTCGGCGGGTTGATGCCCTGATCGAGCACTGGGATAGGGGAGGACCAGAGGATGCCCCATGGCATCGGGACTCTCTGCTTGACCTCGCGATCCTCGGGTACAAGAACTTCGGCCTCTCCTCACACCTGGTATCCCAGGCGCTCCTTGCGACGCGCGTGCGTCGCATCCCTGTCCGGAGAAGGAAACTTAAGGTCCTTCTCCAACTGCATGCCATTCTGCGCGAATTGCCCTCGTTGCGACTCGCACAGGATGCTGCAGACGTCTTAGCAGCGTGTGGCACTGTTCGCCAGGCGTTGCGGGGGGGGACAAAACCCGCTTGGGCCCCCCTTGTCAGTATCTCTGTGCCGCGTCATTGGTTCCGTGACCGAAACACCCTTGTTGAGGTCCGCCATGACCCCGAGAACATTGAGCTCGGCACAAAGAGAGTGGTTCAGCTAGACTTGCCGCAGATAGTCAAGGCGTACGGTAACATCTTCCCTCAGGTTGACTTTGGTCGGATTGGGTTCCGACTCATCAAACCCGGGGAGTACGAGATCGGCGTCAAGGTACCTGCCCGCACAAAGTTGCCTGTGATGGACGACCTTTCGGCACGCCTTATCCAGGACCTCCAGGAGATGCACCCCTTTGAGCTGGGTGTTTTCTCCCTTCGGTTCGGCACCCTGGAAATGGCGGAGAAAGTCACAGACCGGTATTTCACCGGTTCCTTCGACGCAGGCACGCTGATACCGGAAGAGGAACAACAGGAACTGGCCGAGGCCATATTCCGCAATGAGTCCCACCTCTACCAGGACGCCCAGCTCCTCAACCCTGAGGAGGTGTGGCGAAAGTGGAAGAAGGCGTACTCGGCAGGTTTCCCTTTCCGGTTTTCACGCGGCGGCAAGGCAAGTCGGGACGATCTGGTTCGAGCTTGTGGTGGGAAGAAGGCTTTCCTTGAGGGGGTGCGACGTTACATCGCATCACCTGAAGCTTTCCCAACTGTGAGCCATGCGTTCATAAAGGATGAGGTCTTGCCCGAATCCTATATCGAACGTGAGAAGATCCGGACTATCATCGCCCAAGATCCGCTCAACTACTACCTGTCCATGGCAGTACAGGGAGACCAAGCCAAAAGGCTGGACCCCCTGTCGTTTTCTGCGGTGGGTGTCTCCCCTGCTCATGGGGAAATGTCCGCCCTTGCAGAGCGCCATTTGGCGTACAAACACCACTTTGCCATGGACATAACCGCTATGGACTCCACCGCTGCGGTGGACTGTGTTGGGGTGATCAAAAGGCTGCGGAAACTCGGGTTCAAACACCACCCTCAAAGGGTGGCTGTGGAATCCGCAATAGATGCGACCTATGATAACCTTGTTGCCTCCTGGATCGTGGATATTCACACTGGGCGGGCGCGGTTCAAGCGCCAGGGCCTAACCACGGGACATGCGACAACAACGTCCTCCAACACGGACTACATGCGCGCACTGATGCTGTACGCCTGGAAACAGGTAACTGGTAGGACGTACGACGAGTTTTACCAGGATGTCAAGTTCACAGCTTTTAGTGATGACAATTTTTGGTCCACCTCTCTTGACCCGTCTGTTTGGAGCGCAGACAAGATCTCTGAGTTTTGGCTTTCACGTGGCGTCCAAGTCCGCGTTGAAGGTGCCTCCGATGATCTGTCTAATCTGTCGTTCCTTGCGAAACGGTTTTCTTTTGACCCGCACCACCTCGATGAGGTGCGGATGCACTCTGGCCGGGATGCGCGCGTCGCCATTGTCCACGACATCAATCGCCTACTCCAAAAGTTCTCTGACTATAAGAAGAAGAACACACTCGAGTATAGGTGGGAAAAATTGTGTGCCCTCCAACTGAACTGTGCCCATCATCAAGATGTGTATGAGAAGGTTGGTGAGTACCTGAATGCCTTGGAGAAGGAGATGAACAAACGCAAATATCTTCGGAAGGTAATGCGACAGAAACCGCGCAAGACCTATCACGAAGTGATGCAAATGATGTACTCTCCCGGGAAGCACCAGAAGTCGGGCCTTCTGGTAACTTCACTCGACCAGCCACTGTTACATAAGCTGGACCTATGGTGGCAAACTTTCAAGGTGGATGTCATGACCTTTGACTCTACCGCTAACACCTACGGCCGGATTATGCAGCAGTTTGCAGGTCTCTTGGAAATAGGAGGTTTGACTCCTGATGACCCAGGCGTCTTTCTCAGGACGCCTGGAGAGTACCCCAAAGACCCCGAAATGACACTGGAACACCACTGCTACCTGCTGGGTGGTTGCCCAGAAACTTTCGAGGCCTTTCAGATGAAGCTGGCTAAAACTCCGTTTGCCGCCTTCACCGATGCTGCCAAGTTCTGGGCACTACGTGACTCGTTCGATCTCTCCGAGGCGATGGAGAACTCTTTACGAGCCAAGGTGCTTATGCTCAATGGTGTTTACACCATTGTGGCTTGGTTGGAACGTGCCCTTGGGACTCTCCCTGTCATTGGACCGATGTACCGCCTATTTTGTACTGCCAAAGGAATGTCCGAGCGGGCTTACAGCCGAATCAATAGCCTTTACTGGGCTATGTTTGGTGAGAGCTCTCTTGTGCTCAGCGCTATGATGCCGAAGGACCACTACCTTTCACTGAAGGTCTTGGCTATCCGCATCTGGACGAAGTTGACATCCACCGACCTGTTTGAGATTGAGGGAGATCTCGCAAGTCTGAGGGGGCTGGCCGACTCCATGTGCAAGCTGGCACAGGACGTCCACAACTTGGCTTTCGAACTGGACTTCTCTGCTGTTGTCCCCCAACCTGGGGGGGGCGAACGCCACCACGATGAGACGGAGAGGGCATGGAACGCCCTCGACCACTCAGCACAGGTGGCGACTGTCCGCGATCTGCTCGCGGAAGGTCGCTCCCCTATGATAACGGGGCCAACTGGGTGCGGCAAATCCACTGACTTTGTTGTTAACCTCTGGCGAGGTGGCTACAACACGGTGATTGTCGCTTGCCCTAGGCGTATACTCGTACGGGAAAACCCCGTTGCTGCTGTACGTCTCTGGGCTGGTTGCCCTGATGTTTTGACACCCGGGTTGATCAATTTTGGCACCGCCGGTTACCTCCGACGTGTGCTTGGGGAGCTGCCAGATGACGCTCTCCTTGTCCTAGACGAGTTCCACGAACTCGACGAGGACACAGTCTGGCTCTGGGACAAGTACCAGGGCCAGACCATTGTAATGTCTGCAACCCCAGAGTTCCCTGGGGCCGAACGCATGACACCTGTTGCCCTCCAGAGGTCTCGGTCTGGAGGGCACGTCACGACCACGTACATCAAGGACACTGCGGGCAAGCTGCAAGATGCATGGGACGAATTGCTCGCCCCTAGTCCTACACCTGGGCCCACCCTCGTTGTACTCCCAACAGTCGCAGACGTCGAGTGGATGGCACACCATGCCCTTGCACTGGCGCCTGGTAAACGCTTCTGCGTTCTCCATCGAGGACGCGACACGGTGACGGAGGCTGATTGGTATTTTGCCACCTCTATTGTGGACGCCGGGTTGACCATACCCGGCCTCACACGGGTGATAGATACTGGTTGGTCCTCCGGCTGGTCCCAGGGTAAGTTTCGTCGCCGACCGTCAAGCCACAATGTGGCTGACCAGAGGAGGGGGCGCACTGGCCGTACGTGTGACGGCTCGTATGTGCGCCTCATCAGTCGGTATGACGACACCCCCTGGGACTTCTCCACGCCCTTCCTGTGTAACAACAGGCATGTGGCATGGAGGTGGAAACCTGGGCTCCAGTTGCCCAAGGTCCGGGAGAAAGGAGTCTTGGAGGGACTCCCAGGGGGCTATGCCCCACTGATGGCCGCTGGAGACTGGTCATCTTTGATTTACTTATGTCTCCTGTACGAGAATAGGCTGGACGTGCAGCGCACACGGGCAGCCTACCAAAGTGCAAGAAAATACCCGGATGCGCCATCAAATATATTCCTCATGCGGCCCGTCGAGAACCGCATCATTCAGGACTTACATTTGGTGGAAGGTAGACTTTCCGGCTACCGTATCCCTAACACAGGCGGGAATGCCTGGAACTGGGATTGCTCCGAGGTCGTGCTGGTCGACTTCAGTCTACCAGTGCCCGCACACCTACGGGATTTAGAATAGGTGCGTGGGGCCGTAGCCCTGGCTGACATCCTACTGTCAATTTGGTGACGCATGTGGAAGGGTTATGCCGCACCTAAAGGCAAGTATAAACACCCCCTATCTACCAAATTTTGATCCTTGTACATTTCAGAACAAGGCTTTTGGATTATAGGAGCAGCCACACTGGATAAAATGTGAATGTCCGATCCGTGAGGACATTAAAGTTGAACGTTATGGCAACCTCTGCCCTCGGGCCCGTTGTGGGTACATTTCAGAACCCACCTGACGAAGAATGCCACCCAATGAAGTGTTGTCCGTGCCTAGGTCGAAGATCCTGGGTGTTAACTTACCAGATAGAATAACGGACTGGTACAACATGGAGGGGCGAATTTTGTTTTTCTAGGGGGCCGTGCGTCGCGCCCTAGTTTTC